CTGGAAAATCCTTCATTGGAGAAACTTGTTCTAAAAAATATGCATCTAAAGATAATCCACCATATAATCCACTCATCATTTGAGAATAATTATCAATATTTCCATATAGATTTGCTCGATTAGATACATTCGAAAAACAATCATGAACACCTTCTGGATCAAAAGTAGACATTTCATTTTTTGTAGGAGCCTTACAATTGATTTCATAAATAATTGCCCATTTTTGATACATATCAACTTTTTGAATATACTGAATCATCATTAATTCTCTTTGAACCATGTCTTTCGTTTTTTGAGGATGAAATACTACTTTAGTTATTTTTTTTGTGGAGATAGGTTCATTTTTACAGGGTATATTTGGACGGAATACACATGATGATAATCCTCCATAGATAAGTTTTCCACCCTCCATTATATTATATAGTATATTATTATATGGATATAGTTAAACAAATTAAACATTTATCTTCTAAGTGTAATTATTATGAAGATTTATATATGATCTTTTGGAAATTATTTGAACAATCAAAAATACAAAAAAAACATTTCCAAACATGTTCTGTTGGATTATTTAATATTCCTTGTGGAGGATTTGGCGATATTATCATCTGTAAAACATTTTATGATTATTTACAATCTTGGTATCCTGGAATGAAAGTAACAATATGTTCAAGCACACCTGAAAAATATAAAGATTTAGGAGTAAATAGTCCAATTACTAAATTACATCTAAAAAAAAAATATTCACATAAAAGTCCCGAATGTAAACAGTTTAGTTCTTTTGAATTAAAAAAAAAAATGAAGTTTGATGCAATGATTGTTGTTCCAATTATTAACCGTGAGTTTAATATAAAAGAGTTTCAATCCTTAATTCCTTATGCGAATATATCAAATACATTCTCAATGGGAGAATATAATGGTGAATATGGACCTTATACGTTCCCAACAGGAGTTGGTCATGATAATTTAGGTATTTTATTTAATAAATATCCAATTAAACAACAAAAACTAATTCGTAAGCCCTATGCGATGATATATATTCAACCTCAACCTGAATGGGGTATTCATTCCAGATATTGTTTTTTATCTTATATTGAAATGATATGTAAAAAATATAGACAAAAACATCATACACTTCAAGTCGTTGTACCCGATTGGATTATAGAAGATATATTCTATGATACAAATGTTCATTACAAATTAAAAAATATTCTCAAACGTTCTTATGGTAATATGGTTATCGTTTACAAAGAAGATTCTCTAAACCACGAATTCTTTGTTTTGAATGAAAAAGATAATTCCAAAATAATCTTCCGCGGAGACATCTTACCTCAAGAAAGGAGCGTATTTATTTCTCTGATGAAAGATAGTCTTCCAGATATTTTAGTTACAGGAGATCAAAGTATTACAGATATTATGTCTTGTTGTAAAAGGAAACAAATATGGTATCAAATAGCTCCTTGGAAAAAAGGATTTTCTGAAGAATTATCAAAACATCTACCAAATAAATATTATGAGACATTTAAAACATCATGTGGGACATTAAAGAGTATCAAAACAGAAATCAATTGGAAAGAATTTATGAAAAACTATGATTTCCGTATTCATGGGAAAAAAAGAATGGATTCCGTTTTACAATCCGTATATCATATGAAGAATAATGATATATTAAAACATTTATTACATATTATAGAACATTCCAGATACCTTGAAACAGCGCAAGAGAAAATGAATAAATTATAAATAAAATATTTTCAATAGTATATTATGTCTAAATATGTTATTGAATGGAGCAAAGTAAAATATACTCCCATGCTTGTCAGTGAATATTCAAATGGAATTAATCCGAATAGAACTATTTTATCTATTAATGGATATACAATTCCTATTTCAGAAAGAGGAATTGAATTAGAATGGTGGTCTTCTACAAAGTTATCCGAAACAGAATTAAAAATGCCGATACCTGAATATCTCCGTAAATATATTCAACTTAAGGAAATCCATTTAACAACCGGGGCTATTTTAGAACATATATTCCCAACACATACATATGAAAATATGGTACTTCCTCAAGTTTATGACTTCTTAAGGAGAAGAAATATGAAACAAAAAAATATAGTTTATGATGTTGAAGAACCTGATATCCTGATGGAGGAACCTGTTATCGTCACCGAACAACAGCAATTAGAACAACAGATGGCTGAACAGCAATTAGAACAACAACAGATGGCTGAACAGCAATTAGAACAACAACAGATGGCTGAACAGCAATTAGAACAACAACCATTACAGCAACAACAGATGGCTGAACAACCATTACAGCAACAACCATTACAGCAACAACCATTACAGCAACAACCATTACAGCAACAATCATTACAGCAACAACCATTACAGCAACAGATGGCTGAACAACAACAATTAGAACAAGGACAAATGGAAGAACAACAACAATTAGAACAAGAAATTGATGAAGAACCAGTTATTGTCCCCAGATATATAGTTGAAGGACAGGCACCCATACCCGAAGAACCTATCCCCGAAGAACCATTACTTGATGAACCTGAAGTTGAACTTCAAGAAGAAACAATCGAGTTTGCTTCAAAAGGATTACCTTTACTATTATGGAATACAATATTGGGTAGAGGTGGGGATGCACCTGAAATGGCCGCATTAGAAGATTGTATTAATAAAATGATGATGACAGAGCATAATGATGAAGAACATATACAAAGGATCCGTAATTATGAGTTCATTCATCAACTTGGTAATCCAGTAAATAGATCTGATTTATTATATGTTCAATCAAAAATAATTCGTTTCATAACTTTAGATCCGAAAGATGTGTTTAAATGTTTAGATATTGTATATATTATTCCAGAAGACTTTTGTGCGATTGGATTAACGGGTGATTCTATGAAGGTTTTAGCAAGTTTATTAGATGTGAATGTAGATGTACAAAATAAAACGCAAATGAAACATACAAAGGTTGTCTATGATTTATTAGTAAAATATGTTCCGGATATAATTAAGAAAATTATTGATATCAGTGAAGAATATGAAAATAATAAATGTAATGGAGAACCTCATCCAAATACAGTTATGATGAAGAATATTTATAAAAATCTCTTCTTAAAAAATAATATGATGGCCTTTAATATGCCTGATTTAGGATTATCTGAGTTCTTTATTGATTTTAAACAAAATATATTAACTAAAGTGATTCTACTCGCGTTTATCGCATTTGTATTTTCCAAACTGATCAGTTTATTCAATATTCAGTATCATATTAATAAATAATTAATAACAAAAACCTTTACTTTGATAATACTGTAGTAAGTAATCATTATATGATGTTTCTTTTTGATAATTATTCACAATAAAATAACATTGTTTCATTGTGAGTTCTTTCGGTTGGATCAAAAATATTCCTCCTTTACTATATAATTTTTTTACCATATTATATATATAATGGATAATACCCTTAAATGTTTCATAATAGTGATATGTGTATTTGTTTTAATTACTATGATGAAAGATAAGAGAGAACCCTTTTTAGTTCCATTAAAAATACAATCTTTCCCCGAAAAAGCAGGATCAATAAATATCAAGCATCGTAAGGATGATTATGATTATCGATTATTAGATGTAACTACGAGGGCAAGATGTCCGAGAAAAGGAAGAAATTTATCGTCTGCTATTAAACATCATCAAGCAAACCCCGAAAAAGCAGGGTCTATTAAAGACTATAATCGTCAAAAATATACAGATGGGATCCCTATCGTTAGTTCATTACCATCAATTGATAGAGATGATTTTATCAAGTTTCCAGTTTATAAATATAAAAAAAGACAATTCCCTCCCGTAGAAAAAACGAATTATTATCCATATCTTCCTTATGAAATTATTTTACCTAAACCAAAGAAGAAAGATACCAAGAAAAAAGATACTAAGAAGAAAGATACCAAAAAGAAAGATACCAAGAAAAAAGATACCAAGAAAAAAGATACCAAGAAATAAAATAAAATTGAAATAGATTTAAGAAATATCTAGTAATTACTACTAGGTTTCAAATGTCTCAATTTTTATCAAAGCAAAACATTGAGAAACAGCAATTTTATATATTTGTAAGAGATTTAGCAACGAATGTTTCAACAAATCTAAAACATATGATTGAAGACAGTTGTCAAGAACAAAAAGTTAAACAACGTGTTAAAAAGAAACAAGTTATCAAAAAAAAGGATCTAATTATTCAAAAACAGAATGAAATTAGAGAGACAAAGAATATTAAAGATGATCTACAAAAAGTCGATTATTTATTAAAGAATGTATCTTCTGATAATTTATTTGAACCTTTATCGAAATTAAAATCGAAGGAGGGGAAACTGCATTATCAATTCTGTCTTTTGAAAAAATTATGGGGAGAAAAGAAAAAATATATGCAAACGATTGTTCTTTTATATTTTCATCTAAAAGATGAAACATTGACTGATGAATATAAAAAAATCATAGAAACAATTGAGAAAAAAATACAAGGTCAATCACTGAAAGAATACATGATGAAAGAAATGGGACATTTACTCCCTCCATTAAATATTTTAGGAGAGAAAACTCATCAATTAGATGGATGGCAGAAAGATGTTATTAAAATGATACAAAAAAAGAAAAGTGTTATTGTAAAAGCACCAACATCATCGGGAAAATCTTTCATAGCGATGGCTTCTGGGATACTTCACAAAAAGATATTATATGTGTGTCCCGCGAAACCAGTTGTTTATCAAGTAGGAGCTCATTTTATTCATATGGGATATAAAGTTCATTTTCTGGTTGATAATTTATCTTATTATTCATATGATTCAAAGACAAATATATTTATCGGGACACCCTATGAAATTGAGACCCATTTACCAAAACTCGGTAATAATTTTGATTATGCTGTTTTTGATGAAATCCATAATTTGAATAGTGAAACAGATGGAGATGTTTATGAAAATATTTTAAAGATTGTTCAGTGTAATTTCTTGGCATTATCAGCGACAATTAATAATGTATCATTTCTTCAATCATTATTCCAAAAATTACATCCAGAAAAGAAGATAGAATATATAGAATATAATAAACGGTTTTTAAATCAGCAAAAATGGATATGGAAAGATGATAAATTGGTTACTTTACATCCATTGTGTAGTTATTCATCAATACCCGATAATTTACAACAAACATCTTTACGTATGACACCGAATGATTGTTCTTGTATTTGGGATATAATGGAAGATGTTTTTGAAGAAACAGATATATTAGATGGATGTTCTCCTGATGAGTATTTTCCTATGAATCAATTATTGACATTGGATGATTGTTCTGAGTATGAAGAGTTTATAAAGTCAAAATTATGTCAATTACAATCAACTCATCCAGAAGAGGTTCAAGAAGTCTTTGATGAGTTTCAAGTTGATTACACTACTCAAATCCCTCAATTAGAGGATTTCCATAAATTATTAAATCACTGTAAAAAGAAAGATATGTTCCCTATGTTAATGTTCCATACAGAAGAAGAAGCTTGTAAAGATATATTTATGGGATTATATGAATATTTAGATACAAAAGAATTAGAAGAATATCCATATCATTATGATATTTTAGAAAAAAAGGAAGAACTCTATCAACGATTTACAGATAAATTAAAGTCATATGAAACAAATATTAAAATGAGTAAAAATTCTACAAACTCTCGTTTCGAAAAGGCAGAAAAGGTTGACCAATTCTGTAAGAAAGAGAAAGAACAATATACGATTGAAATGATAAACTTTTATGAACAAAAGATAAAAGATATCAAACGATCTGATGTAAGTGAGAATATTCAGGAAAAACAGATCCAAAACTTAACGAAAGAAATGAACTCATTCTTATTAAATCCAGACTTTTGCTATCAAGATGTATTTAAGAAACATTCTGATTTCATTTTCACAATAACAAATGAACCTATGTCAGCAGAAACGATACGTAATGTGCGTCGTGAAATAATGAAAACATTGGGGATTAAAATTCCTTATGAAAATCCAATATTTCAGATGTTAAAACGTGGTATTGGTTTGTATATTGAAGACATGCCTGATGAATATAATTGGATTATTCAAAAACTATTAACAAAACGATTAATTAGTGTTGTTATATCAGATAAAACATTGTGTTTAGGTATTGATTTACCGGTGAGAACTTCCTGTTTTATAGGATCACATGATAATAAATTTACGAAAGATGAATATTTACAAATGTCAGGACGTGCTGGACGTCGCGGAAAAGATAATCAAGGGAATATTATCTTCTTTGGTGATATAGATTATATTTCATTAATGAAAGGTGTCTTACCAAATATAGTTGGGTGCCCTAAAGGGATTTATCAACATTATTCTATTTATGATTATGATTGTGTATTTGACAATATCATTCATAACGATAGAAAGGTCATTAAAGACATTAATTTCAATCCTTATCATAGACAGAAGAAATTAATCTGGAATTTACGGATGTATCCCAATGTTTGTGAGTTTATAGAAACCTTGACACCATCACTTGAACAACGTATCTATTCAATGAATGACAATGACAGAATGAAACATATCATAGGTATATTTAAAAATATGGTTACAGGCGATATATCAGATTGTTTCCAGAGAAAGAAGATTACTTCTCATGAAGAATATAAAGATATCCAACAGTTTTTATATCTATGTATTCGTATTTATAATTCTCTAAATGAAAATGAATTCCATTTCTTAAGAGAAACGATTATAAATATATTTACACATTGTAATAAGATGTCATATTCATATATACTTTAAAAAATAATATACTATATATATATAGTATAATGGCAAGAACAGAAAAAAAGAGGAGTAACAATGATTATAAACGACAAATCGCTTCTTTAAAAAAGAATATTTCTTCATTAGAAACGGACGTAAAGGCTTTAAAAAAAGAAATGATGGCTATTAATCATGATATAGTTCATGATGATGAAAGAATTGTAGATTTAGATACTCGTATAAAAGATAGTTCGAGTTATTTGGTTAAGTTTCAAAGTATTGTGGTTGAGGCATTTAAACAAAATTTTGGGATTCATTTGTATGATAGTAATGTTAAATTACCTCCTGGGCGGGTGTAAATTTTTGTATTTTATAAGACTTGGTGTTTGAATAGGAAAAACACGGTTACGGTTGGGGTTTTTAAATCAATTAATGGAAAATAATTTAATTTTTATATTGCTAATAGTATAAAATGAAAACAGACGGAACGAGAGCAGAAGTATGGCATGAGACTGCGAAGAAAACTTCCGGTGGATTAAAAAAGAAAGATTTGTTTAAGGATAAACATGGTCGTATCCGTTCCAAGAGAGCAAGTGCCGC